ATAATTTTTGTGAATCAGCAAATTCCTTCATTAACTCCATATATTGTTGATTTAATGAATTATCAAAAACACCAATTCCAACAGAAAGTAAGATGCGCCATAAATTAGGAACATTTGGTATTTCCAAAATACGTTGGACATCAGTTTCATTAATTTTAGATGAATATGGAATATTTTCACTATTCATAACAATATCATAAATATCCTGAGAAATCCATTTCTCACAATGTTTTTTAGTATTAGGAACCCACCTGTCTTCAACATTAATATTTTTAATCATTTGAAGTAATGTATCAATATCCCGTCTTAATTTTTTAACTTCTGGTCCCATTCTATCATCATTTGCAAGTTTTCTGTCATTCACTTTCGTTTTACCATCTGTGCCAGAAACATTAATTTCATTCTCAACAATAGCTTCTAATTCTTGTTCGAGTTTATTAATTTTCGCTAAAATAGTATTATTATATTCAATATTTGTTACAATACTATCAATAATAGAGGTAGGAATATCAAGATTTTTCAAACAGTATTTGCCAATATTGCCGGGATTATTTGTCATATATATAGTTGGTCCATCTGTAAGTGTATAAGCATCATTTGTAGTAATCATAGTTCCTCGTTGTGATGGGTTTACAGTGGATATATTATTTTCAATATAGCAAGGAGATAAATTTTTTATATCCTTAATAATTGTGAATATATCTTCTGTTATTTGGTAACATAAATCAATGTAATACATCTTAACTGATTTCATAGTTACACCGCTAACATTTTCAAAATAATTAGATGAAATATATTTTTTATCACTTATTAATTCTTTAGTATGAAGATGTTTTATAAATATATCTATTTCATTTAAATCGAAATATCTAAATATGGTCATATTATTTTTACAATAATCAATTGATTTAACAAATTCGTGATATGTAGTGCACATATGATGAGGTAAGCACGCCATACCAGATGAATTGATGATAGGAATTGTTTTTTTGCAATCGTGACTAATAATAGAATGAATTTTAATATCACTATTTTCAAAATTGTCAAAATCCATAAACTTAGAGCGAAAATCAACAATTACCTCGCCAATTTCGTCTTCTTTTGGTAGTGTGGCAGAAGATAATACAACATTTGGAATTATATTTTTGGACCAAGTATTTTTAATATGGGTATGATTTTCGTGGGTTTCATAATCGAGTGTAATCGTGGGTTCATCCCAAAATAATATAATATTTTCGGGGTTTTGATTAAATTGAAGCATATAATACATAGCATATTCATATGATTGAATATCGCAAATCATAATTTCAACTTTTTCTCCATTTGAATTGTCAACTTTTCTAATTTTACCGGATTTCCAATCTTTAGTATAATCAACTGCTGCGAAATAATGAAGTCTAATATCTTCGGCACAACTACACCCAAACCCAAATGCAATTTTTTTACCAGTTGATATTGCGGATTTTGCTAATGCTAAACCAACGTGTCTAGCAGCGCAAACATATATAATTTTATATCCTTCGCTTAAAGCAATTGGTGATAACGTTTTGCCTGTAGCAGTTGGGGCAATATACAAAACTAATTTGGATTTTTTTTGTTGTGATACTTGGAAAAGAGTATCTTTGATATATTTTTTAGATTTCGTTGTGTCGAGCTTATCTTTTTTGAAAATTGTAAATAATTCTTTTTGATGGTCATATAATTTAATATTATCATATTGGAGAAGTAAACTATTCTTTTCGATATAATTAGAACTCGAAGAAACCAGTTTTAACATATCAACTCTATATTTGAAGTGTTCAAGTAAATGTTTAATATATTCTATTAGATAGATATTGATGTTCAGAATATCACAATTCATTAAATGAACTAATGAATAATAAGATAACATAAATCTTGTATTATTATTTTGTATATAGCGGATCATTTTGCAACTTAAATCCAACATTTGGAATTCAAATATTGTGTCCCCTTTTGGTGAATTTTTCATACTACTAAGTGTATTTTTTTCGATTCTCATTTTATCAATTTTACGTAAGGACGTTTTTTGTTCTTTGGGATGGTTATAATTATTATCTTTGAAATGTTTATTTAATTGCGATACAATATTTTTTTTTAAGTACAAATCGTAAATAAAATAATGCATTTTTGATAAATCATCATCATTATTAGGTAATATTTTCATAAAACCAAGAATGCTACAATTATTATTGAATGATGTATTAACGTCAGTGAAACCAGCGGTAATCATTTTTATAATTTGTTGCTCATGTTGGGAAACAGGGATTTCAATAGATTCCCATTCAGATTTTGTTAATTTGTTTTGTTTAAAATCCATCGTATTTATAATTTAATAGTAATTATATATTTAAATAATTAATATCAATTTTTAATTTAATAGTTGTGTTTGTATATTAGACATTGGTCTATATTTTATAATATCAAGTTCAACATTAGTAGTGCTAAAGTTTTCAGAACTATAAATATCTTGCAAACATAGCCATTCAAATAATCCACCAACATATATAAATACATTAGTAAAACCTATTTGTTTTAATTGTTCATATTTGGTATACGTAGAATAATCACTATAATTTTTGCCATAAACAATGATTTTGATGCTGTAATTTTTAGTATTTATTGAACTATTTATAATATTTTCTTCTTCGTTTGAGTTTATTGTATTCATAATTAAACATTGTTGTTCGTGTAATGGTAGTGTATTAATTAGGATTATATTATTATTATTATATTTATTAATATTTTGAATATCCTCGTAATTTGCCTTTTGAATTATAGATGGCGCATTACCCATAACAAAATATGATAATAAAAAAACTGTAAATAAACCAATGGTTTAAATATAAATATATTATGAAAATTTAACAACTATCATTACTTCTTCCTTCTTTATGCTTTTTGATGCTAAAATTGATAATTCTTCACGCTTTTTCCTTGTTTTTGTAGCATCAACATTCATTTCTTTCTTTCTTGAACCGCTACCTCGTGTTTCTTGATCTGTAGAGATTTCTTGATAATGTTCTTCTATATATTCAATAACTTTATTTTCAATTGCCCATTTAAAGAAATTAAGTTGTCCCAATGTTGTTTGAATATGTTTATCTTCACCGTACGGAATAGTTATTCTGTCCCATCTACAAAAAGGGTCAAATCGTTTTTTTTGATATGCTTTTAACTTTAATTTATAATCAATATATACTTTAAATCTCATTTCAACACCAGTTATCGGATGCAATATATTATATAATGTATAATGCTTTTTTGAATAATTTGTAGCAAACCAGTCGACAATACGTAGCGATACTTTAGATTCGCCGTTTATTATATTTAACATCCTATCTAAATAATCCTTATTTTTGTAAAACTCCATTAAATTATGATATAGTAAATCGTTTTGAGTACTATATTTTTTTGACATTGTATAGTTGATATTATCGACGTTGTTTTAAATATTTTTAAAATTAAGTAATATTTTGTTATTCTTTTTTTATAATTTTCAGATTTTGCGTAAATTCAAACTTTTCTATATTCATATTTCGCCTTTTTAAATTACATTCTAAACAAGCGATAACACAATTATCGTATGTATGACCTTCTTCATTGTCTATTCTCTCTAACGTCCATTGTTTGGGTTCTCTCGTATTTTCATAAAGTATTTGTACTCCTTCCTTGCAATAATAGCATTTATATAATGACGTTAGTAACTTTTCCACGATTTGTTCAGTTGTTATTTTCTCTCTGTTCTCTCTAATTATTCTTTTCTTTTTAGAATCTTGATTAATATAACTTGCTTGTTTAACCTTGACTTCTTCTATTATCTTCATTTCTAAGTGTTCGAGAGAAAAATCATCTATTGTTTCCATTTTTAGATATAATTTGGGTATGAGTTTTTTTATATCATCTTGGTTAAAGTTACAAGAAATATCACTATAAAACTTCCTTTCCTTTATTATATATTTTTCCTTGTTACAAAACCTAATGCCACGACGATTATGCATTCCAGTTATAACGATTTCTTTTTTACTCATATTATTTGTTGTAATATAATTTAAATTGAAATTTAAACATTTATATGTATTTATATTATTAATAATTCTCAAAATATGTGTAACGCAAATAATAAACCTTCAATCACTGAAATATGCCAACGACACGATATTTCAGAATCAGACTTTATTTCGATGAATGAAAGTATGCTATTTAATATGGAATTATTTATAAATGACCACACTAATTATATTGCGCGTGAAGATTTTGATGAAATTATTAAAACCAGTATTTATGAATTATTTTCGAACGAACTAACACCATATTTGGCATCAAAAAATAAATTGTGTAGTATGTGTGATGAATATTGTATTCGGGAATACTTCGATTTTGTTTTTAGATATGCAGAGATGTCATTTTATCAGAAAACTATACCTAAAAGATCATTTAGTACAACATTTATTGGGAATATTCCTAATGTAGAAAATATGAAAAATAAAATTTTAAATGTAGAAAATAAATATCAACCCGAACAACGTTCGTTAGAATGGTATCAATATAGGTATAACTTGATAACTGCAAGTAATGCTTGGAAATGTTTTGAAAATAATAATGTTAAAAATCAAATCATTTATGAAAAATGTAAACCGTTAGTTACTGGCGGAGGTTCTAATTATGTTAATACATCAAGTCCAATGCATCACGGGGTTAAATATGAGGATGTTTCTGTTAAGTTATATGAGGAAAAATATAAAACAAAAATTGCCGATTTTGGGTGTTTAAAGCACGATATGTATCCATTCTTAGGGGCATCTCCAGATGGTATTAATGTTTTAGAAACATCACCATTGTATGGTAGAATGCTTGAAATTAAAAATCCGGTTTCTCGTATTATTACAGGCATTCCTAAGAAAGATTATTGGATACAAATGCAACTTCAAATGGAGGTTTGTGATTTGGACGAATGTGATTTTCTTGAAACCAAAATTGTTGAGTTTAATAATGAAGAAGAATTTATTGCGAATGGGGGTTTTTATCAGCAAAATGACAATTTTGATAATGCTATGGGTATTTTACTGTATTTCAGTATTGCAGGCAAACCAACATACGAATTAGCTCCATTCTTTTGCAATGAACCCGAATATAATATTTGGTTTGAAAAAACTCAACAAAAATATGAAAAAAATGATAAATCTACCTTTGTACGTAGTATCTATTGGAAAGTTGAAATGTTTAGTTGTGTTTTAGTTTTGCGTAATAAATTATGGTTCACTAATTCTATAGGTGAAATTAAAGATATTTGGGATATTATTGAACACGACCGTATGAATGGTTATGAACACCGAGCGCCTAAAAAAAGGTCGAAATCTATTGATAATACCCCGGCAAGTGGTATTGTAATTAATACTGATAATTCTCCTTGCTTAATTGATATTGATACATTTCAAGATGAATTAGATGTTGAAGACAAATTTAATTTAACAGATTTAGAATTAGACTTTGACACGAGTGGGGTTGAGGTAGATTTAAGTGGTAGTATTATGTAAAGAGTTACAAAGTATATTATTTTAAAAATAATAATTTATTTTTTCTTTGATTTCTTGGATTTTCTTTTTCCACCGTTTGGTGTAAAATTTGTAGAACCATTATTTTTAATTATGCTTTTCAATTCTGGATGTTGATTCGTAACTAGTTGTTGTAATGGTTTTATTTCAGGACATTGTTTTTTAAATTCCTTTTGTTCAGTAGCTGTTCTGTCTACACATTTTTTTGGTTGTAGCATAGTTAGGTCGTATTCACGAGCACCATGGAACATACTCTCCACATTGGTCACCTTTTCTACATCCCAACAACCTATTGGTTGGTTAAATACACGAGCATCAAAGAACATACCCTCCATATAGATCACATTCGATACGACCCAATCGCCTATCGGTTGGTTAAATGCATGAGCACCATAGAACATACTCTCCATATTGGTCACATTCGATACATTCCAACCACCAATCGGTTGGTTAAAGATGCGAGCAATACTGAACATACCCGCCATATTGGTCACATTCAATACGTCCCAACCACCAATCGGTTGGTTAAATGCAAGAGCACCATAGAACATATGCTCCATATTGGTCACATTCGATACGTCCCATCGACTAATATCACTATTGAATGATTTCTTTCCACTAAAAAGTTCCTTCATATTGGTAACATCTGACACATCCCAATTACTGATTTTCCCGTATTTGGCCTCCGCTTGAGTTCGCACAAATTCACTTGTAGAGCACACAGAATGGACAGCTATACGGATGTCGTCGTTCGTCCGCTTGATATTCGGCCCCGCAGCACGAGGCCGACTTGATGCAATACCACCTCCTCTTTGTCGTTTTGAACGAGTTTTTCTAATTTTTTTGCTGGATTTATTATTTTTTCGTGTTCCCATTAATATATAAAATTAAAAAATTATATATTAAATTAAAAAAATATATATTAAATTATTTCTTTCTCGTTTTTCTCTTTGATTTAGAATTACGGTTATTTCGTATGTTTTTACTCTTTTTTGCCTTTTTTGCCTTTCTTGTCTTTCTTCCACCTTTACCAGAAGTATAAGGCGGCCTTTTTCCAGATCTACTTGCTGTCTTTGGGCGCTCTAATTTTGAACGATCTAATAAAGGATTATATAATGAAGGATTAAATATTTTGCGTGGGGTTTGTGCGGTTTCTATAGGAACCAACTTTGTATCAACCGTTAATGTGGATGGACGATCTGTTAGAGGTAATGTTTTTTTATTTAGGGGAGGAAGTTTAAGTTTGTTCATAATATATTAACCATATATTATAATATGTGGTATTGTTATATTTTAAGAAATAAACTCACCCAATATAAAAATAATACGTATAATGGATCCACCAATAATCCTATTAGAAGATTGAGGCAACATAACGAAGAAATTTCAGGCGGCGCGAGGGCTACGCACGGAAAGGGTAGTGGGTGGGAATATGCTTGTATGCTGTCAGGATTTCCTGACCAAATAAATTGCCTCTCTGCAGAATGGCGTATGAAATGTCCTTCGGGAAGGCCAGGAAAAAGGGAGTACAAATATCAAGGAGTTAAAGGTAGGATAAGTTCTTTAAATGAAATTTTACCATTGGAAAGATGGACGGGCAAATGTAAAGTGGATAATAGCGATACATTTTTTAAATTACATATTTTAAATGACGTTGTGCAATATTTAGATTTGACTAAGGTACCTGAATATATACACGTAGAAATCGTTGATAAAATAGATGCGAATTGTATGGAATTAGATAAAGAATTATATAATAGTAAATGGAAAATTTGATTATTACACCGACCGAAAAGATATGATTAATCGCGTTAAAATATACAAAAGTAAAAAAATAATATTTATTTATATTATATGGATAATCAACGCCAAATAAAAAAACCAAGAACAGGAGAATCACCCAAAAAACCCACAACACCCACAACAGTAACTGCTACTGATGGACTAGGACTAAAAATAAATATGACGGCAATTAAAGCAGTAGATAATCAAGTGAGGGCTTCTGACAGACATAATAGAGATGCGCAAGACTTCCACAAATATCAAGACAATAAAAATTTAATAAAACAACAACAAGCCAAAAACAACGGGGAATATTTATCAGTAGACGGGTCGCATCACTGGAGAAATACAGCTCCTCAACTGACCCAAGCACAAGAGGCAAGAATTAAGTTGCCCGCAAATCGTGAAACATTTAACGCTGCGAAAGAAGCAGGTTTGACTTTCGGTGGAAAAAGAAAAACAAATAAAAGAAAATCACTCAAAAAAAAGAAAAAAACAATAAAAAAAAAGAAAAGAAAAAGTGGAAAAACAAAAAGAAGAAAAACACGAAGAAACTAAAAATTGAAATAAAAAGGTGTAAATATATAAATACAACTTAACTTACAATGGACATTATTACCAATAGTAACCTACGACAGTATAAATATTCTATAGAAGAATTGGAAAAAAATATAGATAATCTAAATATGAAAACAATAGTAAATACACAGAAATTAACAGTTGAGTTTTGTGTTAAATATATATTAAATGAAAATTACGCTCAATGTAATGAAGAAGTTGACCTATTAACGATTAATTATGTTATGTATAATCAACCACATCTAAATGCCATCGAATTAAGTAAACATTATTACAGTTATAATAATATTTAATAATTATTTCCAATATTGGAAAGTTATGTAGTTGTCTAATTGAAAAAGTATTATAATATCTTTCCTAAGCAGACGCAATGAAAATTATTAAAATTAACGAAATGATAATTGAGTTTGCAATTTTTGTATTGACGCACGATATTCTTGTATTTTTTGATTTGATTTTTCGTTTATATTGTATTTCTCATCATACATTTGCGACATTTCTAACCTTAATGTAGATACTTCGTTGGCATATAAATATAATTTATTTTTAAGAATTTCGTTCTCTTCTGCAATTATTTTACTATGTTTAGACATACATATACCCATATTATATAATATATAATGTTTTTTTTAATATTAAAGCAGAAAGAAAATAAACATAAATTGAAATAAATAATTTCTTTATTTTGTTTGATTTATAAATAGGATTAATAAAGCATGACAAAGGGAATTGAGATCAATACTATTGCGGAGAGAACACTGTGGAAATCGTGGAAACGGGCAGCGGAACGCCATAACAGTTACGATGTTAGGAATAAATATCATCGCGATGGTAGTATGGATATGTGGTGGGAAAAGAAAAAGGGTATTGATAAATTATACAGAATGATTTTGATTTCACATAATAAGAAACCGATTGTATCTGTAACGGAAAAGAAAAATGGAAGAACCTATATACCATTATCGCAAACTTTAATTGAGTGGATTTTATTAATTGCAATAATATATTTTATATATTATGCAGTTCGGTATCATAACAATTTGGTTGTTGAAGATGGATTTGATAATGACCTAAGGATAAGCGCGTGAATTTCGGGAAGATAAAAAGTTGTGTAAATATAAAATAAAACTAAAATACGTATTTACATATAAAAAGGAATGATTATTTACATTTTTTTTGCATAATAATGAATTATTATATATTGAATATATAATAATGGTAATAGCACGTCCACCTCAACCAGAACTGCCAGTAAATATACATGATATAGATAGACAACTACAGATGATTAATGTAGAACAATCCGGTATAAGGACTAGAATGAGAGGAATTGAAGCAACAAAAAGATCGATGGGGGACGTAGGTGCGGAGCAAACTGATATCCATAGTGTGAATTATTATGAAGATCAACTGAACATTTTAAGAGATAATTTAAAAAGCCTTGATGGAAGGGAGACCGCATTACAAGATAGAAGGACTGAATTAATGAATGTATCATCACTAGCCCGTCAAGAAGCAGAAGAAACAGCAGTATCTGGGCGTTTATCACCGTTCTTTCTTAATAATACAAATAATACAAATAATGGTAGTAGTTTAGGTGGTCTTGAAAGTAATGGTTTTAATGAAGGTGTATTTAATGAAATGAATGTTGGTGGTGGTAAAAAAAAGAGCAAAAGAAAAAGGTCAAAATCTAAATCAAAAACAAGAAAGGTAAAAAAAGGAAAAGGTAAAACATTCAAGAAAAAACAAAGAAAAATCAAGAGAAAAACCAAGAGAAAGGGTAAAAGTAAAAAGTAGATTATTTTTATTTTATATATCTTAGTTATATATATAAAATATGGTAAATTTTATGGAACAAAATGATGGATGGAATAATAATAATAATAAAAATAATAAAAATAAGGATGATTTAATAGAATATTATACAAAATTATGTAAATCAAACATTTTTCCAGAATTAGAAATAATTACTAAAAATTCTAAAGTCAACATAGACAATATTATTAATAAATCTGTAGATTTACATATTGAACTATCTAAGCTAAAAAAAGATGGTGTAGAAAAAATTATTAAAGAACATAAAATTAAAAAAACAGATGCACGTATAGATAAATTAGGAAAAAAAGGAGGAGCAGATAATAATCCAGATAATGCTTGCCCTATATGTGCTGAAAATGATAATCAAAAAAATCATAGATTAATCAAATGTTGGCAATGTAATAATAAAATTTGTGCTGCTTGTTGGTATAAAACTATTTTAAGATCACCAGTTCCTACAGAAGACGTAAACCCTTGTCAAACTGGTACTTGTCCCTATTGTCGTGCTTGTGTTAAAGGAACAATCGAAGAAACCGATGATGAAATACATTTATATGTAGATGAAATTCATGAGCCTACAGATGATATAACAGAATATTTACATCCTATTCCTGGTTTATATTCTTTAATTGGTAATATTAGAGAACACGACCCTTCTATTACAATTGATGTTAATGACACAATAGCCAATGTGTTTTCGACGCTTACTTCTGGTAATATTTCCAGATTAAATACATTTTTAGGGCAATATAATCAACGTAATGCTCGAGATAGTGCAGCAAGAGAAGCAACATTAAGAACTGCTATAGATAGGATTAGAGAAAATTCTTATAGTATAGATAGTGTCCATAATATAGGATGTGCAATGAGTTTTGTTATTGTCCTTTTAGTTATTCATACTACAGCTCTTTCACATCAAATAATTATGGAACCAATGCCCGAACATATTTTGGTGGGACAAGTAATTCCACATCCTAATCCAAGTAATGATACTAATACGTTGGTAATTGCTATATGTTATCTTATTGAGGCACTTATTCTGTTAACTCCTTTAGTTTTGGTAGGTTCAGTGATAGGTAAATCTTTAGTAACAGATGCTCGAAATGGTATATCTAGAATATCTAGATTAGGAAGAGGTGGAAAGAAAACAAAAAAAAGAAAAATGTCAAAATCAAAAAGGGGTTATACCAAGCGAAAAGGAAAATCCAGAAAAAATAAAACGAGAAGACAAAGAAGAAAGGTATAAAGTTAATCTTCAAACCCGCAAATGGTGCAAACCATCGTAGTTTTTTCATACATTCCCGATGTTGTATCATATACCATATCGTGTCCATTGTGTTGCTTACAATAATCAAACATTTGAGATTCAATATTGATAATGTCTTGTTTAACATTGTGCATCATTTTTTCAAAGTGGTTTTTTTGTTCAAATAACCTTTGTTTTTCTAGTTTGAATGAATTTATAGGGTTTGTGACATTTTTAATTATTTTTTTAGTTGGGCTATGAGGGCATCTTTCTAACCCGATAGAATTATTAGCTAATAAATCCGCGCCATTATTTCCAATAGAATGGACGTCTGTATTATTTGTATGCGCTTTTATATGTATAAAACGAACATTTGGTTTATCTTTATACAAATGATAACAAGTTTTTACCAGTTCTTTATTGGGGATATTTTTGTCCCACCCTTGCGCGGAACATTTTTCCCCATAAGAAGATGTACATTTAATGGAGTATAGTGAATCAGTAACAATCGTAATATTTTTCCCAGATAAAATATCATTTTCAATAATAGAATATGATTCAATAATCGCACTCAATTCAGCAGCATTATTTGTTTGTTTGCCCTCAATTCTTTTGGATACGTTGCGAATATCATCAACCCCAAAGTAAATCCCTATTCCCGCCAATGCATTTTTTTTGCCATTATTAGAACAAGCGCCATCCGTATAAACATAATATTCCGGACTGAAAACAACAGGGTCTTCGTCTGTTTCAGGATTATTTATAAAGTCGTCGGCTTCTTTTTTTGTATCGAATTTTTTATACAATGCATTGGTATATCCTTTTACCGAATTATCACAATCAACCCAGTTTAAAAAGATGCCAATAGTTCTTCCATTTTTTACAGCGTAAAATGCCATTATTAATATATACAATGGTATTTTATTTGACAATAATAAATTCAATTTTGTAATTATCTAAACAGGAATGAGAACTCCTCAATATAATTAGGGTCTTTAACTTTATGTATTTCTTTAGAAATTAGCGGGCATGATGAGTAAGTGTATATATATCCATTTTTAGTGACATTATAAACCGAGTTAGATAAAATATTATCACATTTAATTTCAACAATATAATCGGCAGCGTTCTCTTCAATCGCGTATTGGCCAAAAATCCACCATTCATTTAGTATTTTAGTTTCAAATTTTCTTCTGGGTAACCGTAAACGTCTGCTTTGTTGTTTAATCATAATTTTATGCATACTATCTACAAATTGAACGTAACTATCAATCTTCCCTTTCTCGCCTTTAATAGAAAAAGATATTTGGTGCTGCATTAATTTACCGTGTGGTAAAATGTATCTGGTATAACAATTTTGAAAAATGGAAAACCCCATACTATATGCTGTTTCAGCAATGCAAGAAATATTATATTTTTTAACTTCACTAATAATTTTCATACCATCTTCAACATTACCTCCATTGGTATCTAAATATAAGAGCAAATTGTTTTTATTTTTTTTATTATTAATATTGAGTATTAAATCACTTGCACTATCTTCATTAATAGTATCCTTTAATATCAAAATATTTTGTGGGGTTAAATCAACAATAATAGGACTGTCAGTTAAAAATGATGTAATATCTATATTACTGGGTATAGCTAATTTACTAGTATAATTAGTAGTATAGTTACTAGTAGCAAAATTGGTAAAGTGTAAAACGTAAAAAAGCAATAAGAATATAGTCATTATACACAACGAATACAAAATAATATCAATGATAAAACATAAAAAATTATTTATTAATTGTCACATACTGTTTAATTTTTTTATTTATATACGGTCTCCAAGGTAATAAAACATCAACGTGTGGGTAATCATACTTAATTTTCTCCAAAATATTTGAGAAACGACAATCATTAGTTATTAAATATACTTTTTCGGTACTGCCGAGGCAAATATCCTCCATTAGGTCAATCATCATTTTTGTAACGTTTGTCTTGTTATCGTCATATTTTATAATATTTGTGAAATTACAATTAAAAATCTGATTAAAAATAGTATCATTATCATTTTCCCATTTACCGTAAATTTTTATATGAGTATTATCATTGGTCATATCGTTATCATTATTGAAGTAAGAGGTAATTAGTTTTTCTAATAATGAGCAACTATATTTATCACAGTCAATGTATATATTTCTATTTAATGAATAATTATTAGGTTCTATTATGCTTGTAATTTCTACGTCCTGTACGCTTGTAATTTCTACGTCTGACACGCTTGCTATATCTGAAACACTTGCTATGTCCGATACGCTGGCAATATCTGAAACAAATTCTAAACCCGAAATAGTTTCATTATCATTTTTAAATATTCCGTCATTTTTAAATTCGAAATTATTTAATGACGATACGTCAATATATGATATTTGCCGGTTATCATTTACTAGTTCACCGTTTTTTAATACATTGTATTCATCGGAATAAGTATTACATAACTTATAAATTTGGTTTGTACACATTGAATAATGCATATTCAAAAATGTGATTACTACTAACAACAGGCAGCAATAATTGTATAATATATTATGTTCTATTTTATTATTATCATTAAATTCAATATTTTCTTCTAGTGTATCTGAGCTTGCAATGCAACCCATCGTATTTAAATATTAATTATTTAATAGTATTTAAATCATAACATGTCCGTTATATTTTATGTATTATGATAAAATATATCTCAAAAAGGAAAAAGTAAAATGCCCGAAAATTAAGGAATACGTCCTTATAATATAAATAAAGGACAAATGATATAAATATTATATCATTATTATATATAATAATATGCCTAAGATTTGTAATTATTTAAATTGTAGAAACCGTGCATCATACGGTCTAAAACGAAATGAACTATTAAGATGTAAATTACATAAAGAAAATATGAAATTGTCTTGCTCACTATGTCAATGTGGAAAAGTTCAACCTTATTTCAATGAACCAGGTGAAACCAGTGCTATATGCTGCTCTTCATGTAAAACCGATACTATGATTGATGTCATACATAAAAGATGTCAATGTGGAAAAGTTCAACCTCATTTCAATGAACCAGGTGAAACCAGTGCTATATGCTGCTCTTCGTGTAAAACCGATACTATGATTGATATCATACATAAAAGATGTCAATGTGGAAAAGCACGACCTCATTTCAATGAACCAGGTGAAACCAGTGCTATATGCTGCTCTTCGTGTAAAACCGATACTATGATTGATGTCAAACATAAAAGATGTCAATGTGGAAAAGTCATACCTTATTTCAATGAACCAGGTGAAACCAGTGCTATATGCTGCTCTTCATGTAAAACCGATACTATGATTGATGTCATAAGTAAAAGATGTCAATGTGGAAAAAAGTTCCCTGTTTATAATGAACCAGGTGAAACCAGTGCTATATGCTGCTCTTCATGTAAAACCGATACTATGATTGATGTCATAAATAAAAGATGTCAATGTGGAAAAAATAACCCTTGTTTCAATGAACCAGGTGAAACCAGTGCTATATGCTGCTCTTCGTGTAAAACCGATACTATGATTGATGTCATACATAAAAGATGTCAAGGGATTATAAGTGATAATAGTATATGTCCGTTTAATTCAATAGGTAATAAAAAATATAAAAATTATTGCACTGAATGTTTCCGAAGAAATTTTCCATTAGACCCATTAACATTCCAAATACGATGTAAAACAAAAGAGATTGCTGTGCGTGATTATATCAACGAAAATTTTGAAGGATTTCAACATGATAAGATAATGACTACTTCACATTGTGATTGTAGTATCAAACGACGAATAGACCATCGGTTTTTAATTAATAATACCTTACTTGTTATTGAAACAGATGAAAATCAGCATAAAAGTTACAATGAAATGGACGAAGAAACACGATATGATGATTTATATATGGCATTTTCTGGAAAATGGATATATATACGATTTAATCCCGATAAATATATTAATAAAAGCGGCACACGTAAAAACCCTACAATCGCCAATAGGTTATATGTGTTAAAAGATGAAATAGAAAAACAAATGAAACGTATAGAAAATGATGAAAAT